CTGGCTGGCGCGCGCATTCAGGGAGAATGGTTTTCTTGGACGCCCGCCACGCAGGAATTCGTTGAGGCGTTGGCGATGGGAATAGAACCAGCTCTAGAACGGATACTCCCCAATGGGTTGCGCGGCTAACCGGCCTATGGCGAACCTCTGGTGCACCGATTGCAACCCATTGATTTGATTGAGGGTGGCAACATCCACTTGTTGCCCCACTCGTCGCCAATATCAACGACTTAGCAGAAGGTTCGCCGGCCTGCATTTTCAGTATGTTCCGCGCGGATAGGCTAACCCGATTCAACGGCCGGGTCGAGCGTGCCGGCCGCGGCTTGGGCAAGCACGATGGCGTCGGTCAGTTGGTCGAAAGGGTTAGAAACGGTCGGAGCCTTGAAGCGCCGCGGCAGCGCATATACATTGGAGGTCATCGTTCTGTGTCCTGGCAGGGATTTCGGGGCGAACAGCTTCAGCGCCACACGAGTCACGTCGTGTGGCGTTTTCTGTTTAGGCGGCCATTTCGGGGAGGCCATTCAGCCACGCCTCACCAGAGGCGTACGGGATAATGGTCTTGGAGCCGCACTTCTTGGCCTTCAGCCGGCCGGCGGCGATTTCCTCGTAGGCTTTGGAGCGGCTGATTCCCAGCCACTCCGTGACCTTTGTCATCGGCACGGCTAGAGGCTCGCCGCCTACTTCTTGCGCCCTTCGCTCATGGCGATTGCGGGCCTCGATCGCTGTATTGAGTGGCATTCAATCTCCTCTGTCCGCCTGTGTGGCTGCGAACAGGGAGAGTGTTTGCTTAGGAAAACTCTGCACGAAGCAGGAAACGTGAAACGCGCCCGTGCCCGTAGAATCAATGTTCTACGCACATCCCGTAAAGTCTGCGCCGAATCTTCGCGCCGCAGCTATCGCTTTCGTCCAGACTTTTGCTTTGGTGGGCGCCCTTGCCTTGGTGACTTCCGGATTTCTTCGGGCACTCGGTAATAGAGGGCGTCGGCCTCGTCGGAAGTCATGTGCCGGATCTCAAGTTTGGTCCATAGCCGCATCGCGTCTCGATCATGGATGTCCCCCCGATCCCGCCGCTGCAGAATCTCCCTCGTAAGCCGCTCGACGTCATCCTGAGCGGTCAGCCCGACTGGGGTGATCGTCGCCTTGGACACCTCCTGCCTCGGCTCCTCGCCTTGGCGACCGGCAAGACGGCGAGGATTCGCGTCGGGAATGAACGGTGACGGCGTTGTTGCGCCCCACGCAACTACTTGGTGCACAGTTTGCTCCAGGCGGCATTGTGCCCCCGAATCTGCGCCTTTGTCGGTTCGCTGTCCTGAGACGCCGAATAGGTGATGGGCTGGAATGCGGTGCAGGACGTGTCTACCGGCCCACGCCCGGCGCACCCGGCGAGGAGCAGCACGCTAAATGCGGTCGCGATTGAACGGATCATGCGCCTCATCCCCCCTGCTAATCGGCTGGCTGGCGCGGGCGCGGGCCTCGTTGGCATCGCGGGTCCGGTGCAGGGCATCCATAGCCGCTTCTGCCTTGGCGGCGGTCTTCCCGGCTCCGAATACCCGCGAGACGAACAGCACGACGGCGACGGCCACCACCCCGGCCATGATGAGCCACGGGAGCGCCTTGCCCCAGGCACCGGAGAGCAGGCCCAGCGCGGCGGCGATCACGGCGTCATCTCGCCAGCCCGGACCCGCTTGAATACCCGCCGGATCAGGTAGACCGCGGCGACCGTAATGCAGGCCGTTATAATGACCGTGTAGACGTGCCCGTTGCGAAGGGGGGATAGGAGGTCGGCAACGCTCGCCCACGTCCCTTGGGCAGATTTGGCGGCTTCTACGGCACCTTGCACGGCGTCGATGGCGGGCTTGAGATTTGAGACCGCCAGGGTGACGGCACCAGCGGCGACGGCCACGTTAGTCTGCACCGCCTTGGACGTGGTAGCGCCGGCCGGCTTGGCGACTTCCTGCGGCATGGCCGGGGCCGGCACGCTGAAGCCGTCAGCGCCCAACGCGAGGTATAGCGCCGCCTCTGCCGCCCGACGACGGGTCAAGCCGGGAACCTCGACTAGCCGCCCGTCAACCGTGGCTTTGTTCCAAAGGCTAAATGCACCAGCGGCGGCGCTCGTGTTGCCCGCCTTGTGAGCCCTCAACACAGAGGACGTGCGAAATCCCTGGAGCCCAATGTTGAACGCTAGGCTGACCATGGCATTAAATTGATTCTGCGTCGTCGGCGCTCCAGCCAGAGCCGCCAGCACGCCGGTCTCGAAAATCGCAATATCGTGGTCGAACCGCTCCCACATTTCATCGACCGTGATCTGCATGCCCTGCGTCACCGCCGGCTGAGTGCTACCGATGCCGATGGTCCAGACGCCTGCCGGGCATCTGTAGGCCGTCAATCGCTGGCCTTCAAACTCGGCAATGAGGTCGCGGCCCTCCTGGTTCACGCGCATGGCTTGCCCCTTTCCTGTTCGCGCATCTCGCGCATGAGAACGGTCATGCCGTCCGCGACGAGGTTCCGCAGTTCGCCCATGGAAACCGGGAACGCCAAGTCGCGCTCGCCGTCGAAAACCTTCAACCGCACAGGCTGGCAGTGTTCGCTTACAATGCGCGGCATGGGGTTTATCACCGGGGCTTCTCAGCCTTTTTTTCGAGCTTGCCGTCGAGGTCGCGAAAACCCTCGCGCACGATGCTCTTGATCTCGCGGATGTCGTCGGCCGTCCGCATCTGGACCTGATCCATATGCACACGCTGGGCGGCGATCTCGCGCAGCAGCCGAGACTCAATAACCACGTCGGCGCGCTCCAGATTCGTGACGCGCCCGTCCAGCGCCACATAACCCGCCGTGCCCACGACGAGGAACGAGATCGCCGTCAAAATGTGACCCAGATTAATCGTCGGATCGAAGGTCAGTTTTTTGGCGATGTCAGGCATGGATTTCCGACTACGCCCAGACCACCGGCGGATCGGCGAGCACACGCTGCACGCCAGCCCCTTCGATTGCCGCCACGATCCCGTCATAGCCGGCGAAAGAATCGTTGAGCCGAAGCATCGCCCAGTAGCCCGGCTCAGCGATGCCTTCGACGGGACCGTCATCGCCGGTGCCCCCCTTCGGAGGCGTGATCCACGGCGACTGCATCGGAGCGTGCAGTGCATAGTTCTGATTGCCAGAGGGGATCGCGCCGCTCTCGGGGAAGTCTACGCCCAGTGCAGTTGCAAGGGCACGCGCAGTCACCTCGTCGGGAAACTGCACGTAGATCGCGTCACCCCATGCCATGTGTGCCTCCCTAAGCCGATAGCAACGGCAGCTCGGCATCGCTCGCCGTGCGCCGCGTCTCTATGGTTTTGATGGTGCTGCTCCAATAACTGCCGGTTGCGCTGCGCCCGACGCGCGCAGTCGTCAGGCCGAGCGGGTTGGTTCCCGCCAGATCGGTAACAATCGCGCCGCCATTCAGGGAGGCGGCGAAGTTGTTGTCGGCAAAGCGCATCGCCACGGCGAAGTCGGTGTCAGCGGCCACTGCGCCGAGATCGAGATCGCATTGATCGACGCCAGCGACGCTTGCGATGACGTGCAGCCGGGCGTCGGTGCCGTAGCGCAACGTTCGCCGATTACTAGACGAGCCATCGTCCACTTGGAGAGCGATGTTAATCGCGCCGCCGCTGATCTTGCGCGGCGTGCGGCCCTTCACGATGTAGCACTGGTCGCCAAGGACTGCGGGGTTCGTGATGAGCGCCACATCGGCAGCGCGCGTGGCAGCGGCCGTCGTCGTTTGAATGTAGCTCGACGCAAAGTCGGTAGCTGTAAGTTGATACCCCCACACATAGACACCACTTGTCCCGTCGCCCGTATAAGTGGTGGTTGTCCCATCAGTAGATAAAGAAAGCGAATACGGCTGTGTGTTGATGTTTGTGCAAAGACAACTTGCGGCAAGCCTATAGATACCGCCGCCGATTGACTGAATATATGCTGTTACAAGACTAGTGGTGCTGACAATGGTGCCTGCCCCAAGATTGAAAAAAGCTCTTTGTGTGCCAACACCCCCAAATACATTAGAGGTGAAGCTAAAGAGCACATATTGCCGCTCACCTGCTTTCGCGAAAACCTGCTGTGTATAGGTTAAGCCAGAAGTAAAAGTGGCGTTGCGTGAAATGGAATGGGCCGCGAGCGTGCTGTCCTCTACGATTTTATCCATCGTCGTCGTGCCGTCTGGGGCGACAGCGGCGTTTGCTGTAATCGTACTTGCGGCTTTATTCCACGCAGCTTGGTCAAATTGCTCGGAGTACGTCGTTATATTGGTCGCCGCGTCCTCGATCAGCAGCCCGCGAGGCGCGAGCGTCGCCGGATCGTACTGGAAGCGCGCTACATTTGTCGTCTCCGACACGAGCAAACCCGCGCTGTTGTAGCGGTATCCTGCCGACGCGCGGGTGAGCGTTACGCCGGCCGGCAAAGAGCCAAGCGAAAAATCGTAGAAGGCGCTGCTGCTGCTGCCGCCGCGAGGCCTATCGAGGTACCGGAACACCATTGTCTCTACCCTAAGCCGATAGCAACGGCAGCTCGGCATCGCTCGCCGTGCGCCGCGTCTCTATGGTTTTGATGGTTGCGTTCCACATATTGCCGTTGGATGGTTGAGAACCAATCCTTGCAGTAGTAAGTCCGATGGGGTTTGCACCGGATAGGTCAGTGACAATCGCGCCACCGTTCAACGAGGCGGCGAAATTGTTGTCAGCCCAACGGACAGCAACGGTGAAGTCTGTGTCCGCCGCAACGGCGCTTAGGTTTATGTCGCAAGTCGTAACACCGCCGACAACAGCGTAAGCATGTAGCGTTCCATCAGCATCTTGGCGGACCATCCTTCGGTCGGTGTTCGTCCCGTTATCGACTTGGAAGGCTGTGCAGATACCATCACTCGCAATCTTTCGTGGCGTGCGACCGCGAATGATCCAACATTGATCCGCCAGTGCGTTCGCGTTGGTAATGAGTGCAACGTCGGCAGCGCGGGTGACTGCCGCAGTCGTGGTCGGGATGATGCTAGTTTGGCTATTGCCCGCTTGAAGGGAGAAGCCCCAAGCGTGAAGGCCGTTCACACCATCGCCCGTTGGGGAGGGATTATTGTTGGCCGTGGTGGCCGAAATCAGGACGGAGCCGGTGTTCGTGCTCGTCGCCGTAATTATGATCGTGCAGCGGTACAACCCGCCGCCAAGGTTCTGCATGTACGCCGTCACCCCGGCCGAAAGGGTGCCAATCGTCCCTGTAGTCAAATTGAAGTAGGCGCGAGTTGTTGCAAAGCCGCCTGTCGGTTGTATGAACATCCAATCCCAACCGGAGGCTTTCGCCACGACAGAAAACGTGTATGTCGTGCCGGACACATAGGAATAAAAGGTCACTGTCTTTCGCAACTGGTTAGTCGTGGACAGGTTGTTCGGAACCAGTTTGTCCATCGTCGTCGTACCGTCAGGGGCGACGGCAGTGTTTGCGGTGACCGTGACTGTCGTTTTGATCCACGATGCGTCATCCAGAGCGACGTTGTACGGATGCGCTTCTGTGCGGGCTTCCTCGATCAGCAAACCACGCGACGTGAACGCGACCGGATCGTACTGGAAACGAGCCGCATCCGTCGCCTCCGAGACGAGAACGCCGGAGCTGTTATAGCGATAGCCCGCAGAGGCGCGTGTGAGCGTGACGCCGCTCGGCAAAGAGCCAAGCGAAAAATCGTAGAAGGATGAAACGCCCGCCGAAAAAGGACCACTAAGCGAGGGGCCGCTTGCGGCCCCCATGGCCGGGCGAAGGATATTTGAGTCCGGCACTTACCAGCTCAATGACGCGACGCCCGTGCCCGCCGTGTAGCCGCCTGTCTTGACGCCCACGCGGAACTCCCACACGCCCGCGAACTGCGCGGTCTGCATACCTCCATTGGACGCCGCGGAGGAGGTATAGATATCTCCGATGTTTCCGGTTGTGCCATCCGACTTGATGCGGCGGGCCTGAACGACCCACACGACGGAGAGGGTGGTGCTGTCGTCCATGAGCGCGGCGGTGAAGCCGTTGTTGGAGCGCCGACTGTCGAGGCGCGTCCAGGCAGTGAACTGGTTTTGGGCCGTAATGGCCTGTTCTACGGTGCGGACGTTGCCGCCGGTTGCATACGCCATCAGGTTCCACCGAGGAGGGTTTTGCGGGTCTTCAAGGCACCGAAGCCCGCGCCGCTATCGGCGGCGGTAATGAGCGAGTTTGCAGCGCCCTGCTTGTTGGCCTGGTCAGCCAGGCTCTTGTTCTTTGCGTCCTGCGCAGCCTTCTCGTCGGCCGCTTTCGTGTCCGCGGCCGAGGGGCCGGTGTTGAAATACTTGGGGCCGCTGTCGCCGCCGCCGCCGAACAGCCGCATAATGGGGGCGAAGATAGACCCGAGATCGTAACGAACTAGCATAGGCGGGAGGCTATCACACCTTACCCGCTATTTCAACTACAGGCCGCCCAGGAGGGTCTTGCGGTCTTTCCGATCGACAGCATCAGGCGCGGTTATCAACGATGCAGGCGTGTCCGGACGACTTGCGCTACTGCCCAATGCCTTGTCTCCAGTCGAAGCCGCGGAGCTGGATGCGGGTGTACTCGCGGGGCGAGCGCCACCATTGATATAGTTCTGAAGCCCGCCAGGCGCCCCGTCTGTCAGGAATTTACCGAGGCCGGGGAACAGTTTCTCAATGTCGTGGCGAACTAGCATCGCCGGATACTAACACGACTACCCGTCGAACTCAACCACGTCCTTGCGGGCGAAGCGTTTACCATGCAGCGCCCACCAGCGCGCCTTGCCACTCTCCCCGCGCTCATCGGGGGGCAGGAAGTTCTGCGACAGGGGGTTGTCGCTGTCGTCGCGCCCGCTCGATCCCACTCCACGCTGGGTGGAGGAGTGGTACTTGATGCGGCGCGGGCGGATTGTTTCGCTGGGCTTCTCGTCAGCCATGGCGTCTTTTCTGCGCGTCGTACAGGGTTTCGTACCCCATATACGCTTTCACCATGGCGTCCCTTTCGGCCAAGATGAACTTTACCTGCTTATCAATCTTGCAGACGCAGTCCCTCAAATACTGGCTTTCAGGGCGGTGGTACTTGTCGTAGTACCCTTCGCGGTACGCACCGTTGTTATCCATGACTGGCGCTCGGCCACCAGGTTTCCGGGGAGCCGCACGCGGGACAGCAATCCGGGATCGGGGATCGCGGGTTGGGAAGAAGCTCTTTGACGGTCCCGTTCCACCCGCAGTCGTCACAGGTAGCAAATTCATCCTTGGGCAATGGCATCCATCTGTTCCTTCAGCTTGAGTTTACGCAACGAGAACGCCCAGCGCAAGGCGCGCTCGTAGCCGGGATTGTTCCTGCACCCCCGCATGTGGGCGGCGAACGAGGCACGCTCGGGCGGCTCCAGGGTACGCCACCGGCCAGCGTTCACGTCGGCTAGTAGCGCGAAGGCTTCGGCCTGCTCGTGGCCCCAGTCCCGGCTGGCGGGGTATAAGCGGTCGTGAACGGCATGCCCAATCTCATGGCATAACTGCGCAGCGCCCGCGGACTGGGGGGCAAATAGAAAGGCGTATGCGGCGCTAGCGTCTGAGACGAAAGCCGGTCTTCCGGAATGAACAGGTCCAGTTGGGCGGGTGAAGCCCCATTGGGTGACGAGTTCTTCGACATATTCACTCCTGAAGTAATCATCCACGATCCTGACGCCCTTGAGGCCCGCCCACAGGTGGTTGCCCCATACGCAGTGGGCGATCAGCATTTCCGCGCCGGTCGCGTTACGAAACTGCATTACAGCCCATACGTCTGGCGTACCACCGCGCGATAAGCTCGCTCAGCGTTGGGGTGTCGTTCAATTCCTCGGCCTCGCGGCCCAACCAGAAGTAATACATGTCACCCTCCTACATTATAGCGCTGGACTGGTAGTGGTCCTGTCCTGCTTCCGGGGCGAACTTACGTAGGCCCATGGCCAAGGTCCTCAGTGCATCCGCACTGTGAGACGTCCAATCGTGCTTGGGCTTTTGCCGGAATACCTGCTGCCGTTCATCATACTCTCGGTGGTACAGAGCCACGCGGTCAAGGCCATCTTGCGTGCTGCTGGCGTCGAAGATGCATCGCGGCAGAAGCATTCGTACCGCAGCAATGCCATCCTCCACGTTGGCGCGCGGTACAGTGACGCCGCGAACTCCAAGGGCACGGAGTACGGATGCCCGCGACTTGCCAGAGCCAAGCTCGGTGACTTCGACATCGTGCGGCCAGTAGTGTCTTCCATATCGATACCCCTTCTTCTCCAGAACGTCTGCGTAGTGGTCTAGCGCAGCTCCGCTAGCTTCATAGTAATCGATGACCCGCACTTCGTTAGCGACACATTGTACGAACCAGATGGCAGTGCAGTCGTCAAAACCAAGGTCCCATCCGGTGTGTACCGGGAGGAGAGGATTGTAGGGCACGACCCTAATCCGGTCACGATCCTTAAGCTCGGCCAACTGCTTGGCGTAGATTGCTCCCTTGACGGCGGCGTCCCAAGAACACTCGTACTCCTGCTCGTAGGCGTCGTCATCGTTCATGTCCATCTTGGCCAGACGTAGTTCCTCTTTGTTGAGAACGCCGGTCTGGCTGGCCTTCCAAAGTTCCGCGGCCCAGTCACTACGGAATACAAGCTCGTCGCCCGCGGCGCTGTCGATCTCGCCGCCACCCATCTTAGCACCCAGCCCTTGCGCCCACAACTCGGCGCGGCGGTGCATGTGATGGGCGTGGTTGCGGCCGAACGGGGTGGTCATGAAGATCGCCCACTGGTTCGGGTCCAGGCGATTATCGAAGCCGTTACGGTTTACGTCCGACAGCATCGGGCGGACTTGCTGCGTCCAGACGTGCGGGGGTATCTGCGCCCACTCGTCGAATACGACACCGTCCAGGTACATGCCACGTAGGCGCTGCTTCGGTGTGTCGGTCCCGTACAGGGCAATCTGCGCACGCCCACCCATCCGGGTGGGAAGTTCGACAGTAAGTTTGCTCTCCATCTTTTCCGCTGTGGGGATACGATCCGCGAAGTCTTTCAGGTAGGTCCATGCAATGTTCCTCGCCATGTCGTAGGTTGGGGCCAGGTAGGCATACCGCCCGTTGGAGAATGGGCACTCGATCGCCTTCTCGCCCAAGGCGTTCACGGCCAGGACGGACTTCCCGAAGCGGCGATGCACCACCCACGAGTTGAAGCGCTTCATGCGCGCGTACATTTCCCCCTGTAGGGGGCGCGGGATGAAGCGCGTCAGCTCGCGGATGTCCTCGGGTAGGTCGACGATGCGGGAGTTCTGCGTCGCCTTAACGATCGCGGCGACCTTGGCAATGAGGCTCAAGAGCTACGCCGCCCCGCATATGCGTCAGGGTGCGCCCAGTTCTTGGTCTGCTCGTCCCATACGTAGCCATTGGGCAGGACCACCGGCCGGTCGGCCAGCTTCTCCAGCGCGGCCACGGCACGCTCCATAAGTTCTTGCTTGTCCTCTTCCGTCACTTTACCATCTCCTCTATCTCACCTACGATGTACGCCTTCGGTACGCAGACATCACCGCCCGACGAACCGTCCTCCTCGCAGATCGAGGCCACTAGGACGATGAACTTCTCCGTCTCCTTGGCCACGAAGCCCACCGACTGTATCAACGCCGGGCCTGATGCCTGTATCTCCTCCCACGGCGTCCACCCGCCGCTCTCCTGGCTGGATGCGTCTTCCCAGCGGATGCGCACAATGCGGGTCGGCATTTCGAACTTCGGGGTCTTGGCCATGCTACCAGTATAGCATCTAGAACTGGCTGGCGTCCAACTCCGCTTTCAGCCATCCCCAGTTGCGGCCATTGCGTATCCCGTAGACCAGGCTGACCGAAATTCCGTATTCGACCGCAATATCCTTGGCCGGGCGATTGTCCATCAGAATGGCGCGTACCTGCTCCTCGGTTGCGCGGGACTTTACGTGCTTGGCGCCCCGGACCGGGCTGGGCTGGCCGCGGCGCTTTGCGGCTCCGTTTTTGCGGCGCCTCTTGACGTCACAGTCTTTCATGTTCTCTTGGTGCGTGGCGCAGAACAGATGCTCCAGCTCGATACAGCGGGGGTTGTCACACGTATGACAAATACTCATACCCAGCGGGATCGGGCCGTGTTCTGCCTCCCACATCGCGCGGTGGGTGTAGACCAGGCGCTCGCCGTCCCAAACCCGGCCGTAGCCGTTTTCGTTCTTTGCGCCTAACCACTCTCGACACCCCGTGTCCCACATGACTTCGGAGCGATCGAGTAATTTTTGTCGCATAACAGTGACGGGGAATGCAGTTGCCATCTATCTAATATACATCGCATAACGTGTTCTGTCCATAGTTCATCTTCGATTTCAAAAAATCCTATTATATATCTGATCGCCATAGGGCGGCGGCTGGGGACCCATCTTACGCCGGGCATACCCCTTTCTCGATCGGCCAGATTTCAGACGGGGTATGTTATAACGTTGCATGCGGGGTGAGCGCTCACTTACTAATGGCCAGCCTAACCGCCTGGGGTGTTAGATATGCCGTAATGCATCTTATGCGGTATTGTTGGCCGGTGATCGTTATGAAAGCCAATGGTATCAATGGCTTAGCCCATTGCGGCCAGATCGCAGGCAAAGAAAAGCCCCCGATAAGCGGGGGCCAGGCTAGATGTGGTGGAGCTGGACTAGTATTCGTCTCGCTCCCAAGCTGCGTCTTTAAGCCCCTGTTGATAGCCCTCTTCGTTTGCGTCCGCTGTCAGGCAATAGAAGGCAATCCCCAAAATTAGTTCCGAAAACGGACTATTGTCCGGCTTGGGAACGGCACCCTCCGGGGCTTTGTAACATTCTGTAACATTCGACATGCTAAATCTCCGGTCAATCAATTGAGGGCGCGGGGCCGACATGGCGCACAATCGCCTTGATGCTGCCTACTGTAAGCTTGTCTTTCCCGTCTATGCTTTCATATTTGCGTGCGCTCGTCTTAACGCAGCGCTTGAAATACGAATTACAGGTGAAGGCGGATCGCTCGTCGTTGATCCAATCGAAGCGCTGCCCTATGGCCAAATCTTGGAAACGCATAGCCTATTCCCCCTTGGCAAAGCGGCGGGCATTGTTTTCTTCGATCCAGCGCTGATGCTTGGCGCTTTCGTGCATTTCTACAATGCACATGCCAAGAATAAAGGCGATGCCGAAAAAACCGAAAGTAGCAATTAGCAAAGCTTCCATTTCAATCTCCCTTCAAGTTTGCTCGCCCCATAATTAGGGCAACGGCGCGCGGCACGCAAGCAAGAAAAAAGCCCGGATGTTATCCGGGCTTTCCTCTCACATGACCCAGCCTAGCGCCATGATGGCCAGCGCTATAGCTGTCAAGGTGGCCAGTGTTTCCCGGCCTTCTATGACGTGGCGCGGTTTCATCTTTCACCTTTCGCAATTTGGCGCGTTACCTCACCGTTACGCTCCCGCACAAAAGCGGCTGGCGCTTGTGGCATACTGCGCACTAGATCGCAAAGCTTTTCCGCCGCATCATACGCCGCGTCCGCGTCACGGCGCTTAGTCACTACAAAGGTATCGAGAACAGAAAAGCGGCCATATCTTTCGACCATAACGGCCTCGAAATAGTGTTTCATCCTAATCCTCCTCTTTATCAGATCGCGGCGCCAGGATACCTGGGCGACGTTGGTTAGCATCCTGCATTGCAATAAGCGCGTCTACCGGCATGGGTCCAACAGGGCTATAGCGTGCGAGGAAACGCGCCAGCGGCGCCGCATCATTATCGTCGTGAATACGCTTTGTCATGGTGCTACTCCTCGCCTGTATTGTTGTCTAGGTCACCTTCACACGCTGCCGAATGCATGAGGCACGCGCCTAACTCCATGGCCGCTTGGCTATATGACAGCCCACTATTCACTTGTAGACCATAAGTAACGCGGAATTTACCGTTAGCGAATTGTTCAAGCTTGACGGGCCATGCGCCGTCCAGAAACGTGAAACATGTGCGCATGGTGCTATCTCCCTGCCTTGAACATGTTAGCCCCGGAACCGTGCGCCACGATGGCGATCGACTTAGCCTTGACACTGGCGCCACCACACAAGCCGCACTTGTCGCACGTTGTCCTGTGACCAGCTTCGGCACTGGCAGGGCACAGGATTTCTGATCCCTTGACCACATCAGACACGCCACGAATGACGCGGAATGTCCTAGCTCCGTCCGCCCATGCAGCCCGTGCAGCTTTCTCGCTGTCAGCCGACACCATATAGCGCGCTGCGTCATAGGTCGACTGCACCATGCCGCTTTGATGACTGTATGCCGTATGCCCGGCAGCTTGTGACAGTAGGCTATCCCATACATAGGACGGGACAGCCGCGCCATCTCCATAGGTGCCAATCCGGACCATGCGACCGGCTCCGATAGCTGCGATTGCCTTGTGACCTGTGGCGATAGGATAGATGCCGCGCAACATGGATTTGTAGACGATAAGCGGACCTTGATCTATGCGCACATAACAGGTCCGGTTTGTGGCCAATCCATGCACGTAGTTATTGGGCGAGCCACGATGCGGGCAGGCACCGCATATGCTGGCATCTTGGCCGGTCCGATTAGCAAGGCGTGGGTCGATATCGGCGCGCAGGATATAAGTCTGCACCATGTTCGCAGTTTTTGAGTTTTTCGACCGCGATATCGCAATGGCCACGATGGGCTTGCCGTCCAGGGCGCTAGGCCCCCGGTAAATGATAAAACCCGTAGGCTTTTTGATCATGGTGGTAATCCTTCAAATGGTGCTACAATAGACGGTCAAACCGTCGATGGCGGGCGATGGATCGTGCATCGCCCATAACGCTTATTTCATGGAGCTGCATACCTGGCAACAAGAAAAGCGCGAAAACCGAAAAGAAATCGACCGGACTACCTGAACCAAGGCAAGGCGAAGAACGCCGAATAGCCCACGGCGAAGCTTGGTTTACAACGTTAGCTTAACGCCGTTAACGTGAGCGCCCGCTCATTTTGGTATGTTATAACACTCGTAGCGCAGCTCGAAACCGACCCGGCTACCGAGAGCATTTCGGTCACTTTTCGAAACCATATCGCCAAGCGCGCTAGAACTCTTCGTTTTCCAAATCGTTGGCGATCGCCACGAGGTCCGATCCCGGCCCGCCGTCGCCCTCTTCTGTAACGCGAAATTCGTCCACAGGCGTACCGCGGGCGCCAGTGCCCTTCTTGTACGACTTGGTAACGGCCCGGTAATTCCTGGGCGCCAGCTCGGGCATCCCGCCGTCATGGCCCAAGGGATGCTCGCTGCTCTCCTCCATATCCAGGCCCGCAGCCACCAGCGTCTTCTCTGCTACGAATATCTCGGCCATGGCCTTTACCGCCACCGCGACGGCCGCCATATCCTTCATGGGCCTATGCCCCTCGTAGCACTCCACCGTAGTCCTCTCCAGGAGCCTGCGCATCGCTCTAAGGCTGGAGAACGCCTTGCGGTGCCTGCCCATCCGCAGATCGTCCTTGAGCGTGTCTAAATCGGGCTTGCTGGTGATCCCTGTCATCGAACCACCCTACACCACCCCCACCGCATCTGCAATCTACGGGGCGCCAACCATTGTCAGGCCACGGGTTCCCCCTGAAGCACAAACCAATCCCGCTTGCCGCAGACCGGCGTAATAACACTCTCTACCTCTATACCCCTCTTACTACCCCCCTTCATAGGGGGGTGGTAGATAAGAGAGTATAGAGTTTTTCGGCAATTTATCTAATGATTTCAATGGGTTATGCTTCATGAGGGCTAAAACGCCTTCGCATACCGTAGAAGCGTTTTATCGTGTGTTATCAATAACTTACACTAAAAAAGGCCCATTTTATTGGACCTTTTCTTAGTTTGCCGAATTATCGTTATATATCAAGGGCTTACACTACACGCCATCACTTGGTTTACTTCACTCCGAAGTGCTGTTTTCTTCAACTACCCTCTTGAAGCATAACCCATTGATATCACACAAGTATTTTGCGAGCGGGTGTTCGGCCTGGACTTCGCCTTTCTTGACCACGGCCTTGATGAAACGCCTCACGCCGCCGCGATTTGCTTCAGGCCCCAGTTCGGTCATCATGAAGTTCAGCACCTCGTCTCGCCCCAATTCGAAATTGGGCGCCGCGGCCTCCATGACCTTTACCGCCGTCTGCGCCCTCAGCTCATCGACCGCGATAACCTGCATCTTGGCCGAGCTACCATTCTTCTCGGCTGCGGTATCTTTTTGTGCGTGGCGCTCCTGCTCGATCGGCTCGGCGCGCGAGATCACCAGCGAAGCCTCTTTCTCGTCGTCGCGCTCACGGCCCGTAGGCACCTCCTCCAGCGCGATCTTCCACGCCTGCCCGATTGCGCCATCCTTCTGTCGCTCGACCTTCAGCGTGGCGCTGTTGAGCCCGGTACGCTTCACTGACAGGCCAGTGTCGAGGGCATTCCACACCGCCGTCGAGCCGCGCCAGTCATGGCCGCCCTTCGGGGTGTGATGCACCAACAATACGCAGCACCCGTACAACTTGCGAAATCCGTCGCACGACTGCACCACCCTGCCCATGTCTCGGGCCGAATTCTCGTCCTGCCCCGGCGCCGCGCGGGCCAGGGTATCCACCACGATCAGGGCGGGCACCTGACCGCCCCAGTTCTCGGCCACCGCGGTGTTGATATCCTCGACGGCCTCCAGAAGCTGGTCCGTGTCATCCAGGTTGATGCCATCGAGGATCGCGAAGTTGTCCGTGATCGTGATACCCCTCGTCTCGATCGCCAGCGCACGCGGCTCCACACTTCCTTCACCGCTGATGAAGACAACTGGGCCATGCGCGACAGCTCTGCCACCCCACGTTTCCACTCCGGTTGCGATCGCCGCGGCCATGTCGAGGGCGATGAACGATTTATAGGACCCGCCGGGACCGTACAGCCCCGCCAGGCTCGACTTCGTGAGCAGGCCCCGCACTAGCCAAGCTGGCGGCGCACGACCCTTGCGTTCTGACCAAAGGCCAAGGCGCTTACGTCCTCCAGCGCCTTTAGCCTCGCCCACTTGCCGCGCTTCTCCAAGGTCGAAACCTTCGGCGGCTTTGTTGCGGCTTTCTTCGTCGATCGCGTCGATGCCGGGCTGGCGTTGCCCGTTGCGGTATGCGGAGCGGACGGTCGCATTGAACTCCTCGGGGTTTTCTTGGCACAGGGGCGGGATGCCCGTAACACTCGGATACTCCTCCAGCACTTCGAATATCTTTGAAAGGGAAAGCCCCAAATCTTTCAAAGTGCAGGCGGTCTTAAAAACTTTCATGTTGCGCTCGCCCTCGTCGGGGGAGGGCAGGTCCTTGATATACGCCAGCGCCCTCTCGACGTTGGCGGGCTGGTCCAGCTCTACCCGCGGCGTTTCCCGGTCTTCGGAGACTTCACGCTTGCCCCTTTCGAGGGCGTGCATGAGGCTTCCGGGAGCCCCCATACAATCATCTGCAACGCAGGGCGGCTCATCCCCGTAAGCGTAGACGAAGCCAAGCCCTCCCTCTCCAGTTCCTCCTCGGGTATCAAGACCTTCACCGAGCAAACGCTGAACGGATGAAGGCGCGCTCCCGAGTAAAAAGATATGACGCCCTCCCGAAGGGGTCGATTGCTGCGGGTATTCCCACGCTTCAAAGCCATGTTCCGCCTCCAGTTTGGCCAGCGACGTTTCACCGTCCTTGCCGTTCTTCACGTCCACGTCGATCACGAAGCAGCCCGCCAGGCCCGGCACCGCCGCTACGCGCTTGTCCGCCCAGTCCCACGCCCGGATCGTGGCCTCGTCTGTCGTGGCCTGCTTCTGCCACTCCTTCAGTGCGGGTATGCCGTTGGAATTGCAGGGGAATACTGGCCACCCATGCCGGGACCAATTGAGGGCGCGATCGAGCATTACTTTACTTGTTCCCTTCGCTTGCGGGTTCTGCGCTTGCCGTACTCACGCTGCCAGGCAAGGCGACGTTCTCTTTCCTCGCTGGTTTCGAGAAGACGACGGAAACGGGTGGCAGCAATTTGGCGTTTGTACCAAAGCCGGTCACGAGGCATTGTACGTGTTCCGCCGCGGCTCGTTGCAGAACCCCGGCGCCGGGCTTTAGCACACTCCAACACTTCTCCGAGCAGAACACGATCACCCTTCTCTTTCCCCCAGCGCGGGACAACTTTGAGAAAACCGCTTTGTATCCAACGGCTTACCGTATTAGGATAGACCTTGGCCACGCGGGCGGCCTGCTTGACGGTCAGTACCCGCCCTTCGTTCAAGGGGTCCAGCATAGCAGAAATAAAGCCTCTTGCGCTACCGGGTTGTAACATGGCACAATGTTTGGGTCTAGTTTAAGCAGGAGAGCCGGATGAAGCAGATCGATTTTGCGAAGCCGCTGCGTTTGCACGGTGACAAAGTTACTGTTCTGAAGGAGGGTGTCACGCTCGTTCGCTTTCATGGTGATACGTATGTTGTCGACGAGTATGGTTATTTCCAGAAGACCGCTCCTTACGGTGGTGGCCTCTCCCGGATCGAGAACGTACCCGAGCCCAACAAGGACCATCTGTGCATTTGGGTCAAGGACCCGGTCGACGGGAAGGCCGGCATCGACGCCCTGGACGGGAGCCAGCTTCAGACCAAGGAAACGTGGGCGCACCAATTCGGACCGCGTATTGGCCGGGATATCATTCTCGTGAAGGTGCCTGTCTGATGCAGCAAGACTTCAAGCTTGAGCTGGTAGTCACGCGCAGTAACGTGCCCGAGGCCAGCTTTGACGATGCGTTGGCCAAGTTGCGGGAGATCGAGACATTTGCGGCGGCCCGCGGCTTTATCCGCCATTTTGCAATCGGGATCGTGCAAGGCGCTCCGGAAAAGAAGGAGAAGCAGTAATGATCGCCTTCGTCCGGGGCTTCGCGACGGGCCTCATGGCCGCGGGTATTGGCCTCTACCTGGGCCTGCCCGTTTGCTTCTGACCCGTAACGCGGCCCAAGACGTTTATGTATGGGGTGGTCGAGAGGCTGAAGTCGAGACACTGGCCAAGGATGCCGGTCTGACCCTCTCGACCACGGCTTCGCGCTCGCGCGGCCACAATGTCTACTTCACGCCCGAGCCTCATGCGGTCCTGCACCTGTGGAACCACGCGGACGAGAAGGCCAGGGGGGCGCTCCAGCCGCTACGAACGGAGTGGGAGCGTTCCAACATGAGCGAGGCACCGAAGGGCTTTCATGTCCCGGTGCCCGAGTTTTGCGAGTTGATGCCATTTCAGATTGCGGGCGTGCATTATGCGCGAGACAGAGCTAACTGCCTTATTGGGGACGCACCGGGTCTTGGCAAGACGATCCAAGCCATCGCCCTGGCTAATCTGCGAGGATGCAAAAGGGTCCTTGTGGTTTGTCCAGCCAACGTCCGCCCCCAATGGGCTCGCCAAATTAAAATTTGGTCTACGTTGCCGAAAGTCGTCGTCTATCCGGTGTTCAAGTCTTCAGACGGGGTACACCCGACCGCGAACTATGTCATCACGAGCTTCGAAGTAGCCCGTGACGGACTATGGGACACGCTGCGCTCTTACAACTGGGACCTGTTGGTGATCGATGAAGGCCATTACCTCAAAACACCTGACGCCGCTAGAACGCGAGCGCTGTTTGGAGCTTCTCGACAGAGTAAATGTCGTTACGCGGGAAGTGGCGGGATTTCTGAGAGGGCAGAACAAATTGTCGCTCTCACGGGCACGCCGCTACCAAATAGACCTAGAGAGTGTTTCACGCTCGCTAACGCCCTTGATCCCTCATCTATAGACTGGATGAACTTCAACACCTTCAAGGACCGTTTCAATCCTGGAGGCAGCGACCGCGAGACGGGTGCAACGTGGGAGTATGTGGCCAGGCTACCGGAACTGAACGCCCGGCTCCGGACTTCCATAATGGTCCGCAGGCTCAAAGAAGACGTTCTCCATTCGCTGCCTGCAAAGCGTTACGAGATCGTACCGGTTGAGACGAGCGGCCAGATCGCACTCGCGCTTCATGCCGAAAAAATGCTTGATTTCGACGAAGAGGAAATGCTTCGTCGATCCGGTGGGAAGATTGATGGTGCGATAAGTACTGTACGTCGCCAGATGGGCGAGGCCATGGCGCCCGCTGTGTTGGAACACTGCCAAGTTATCTTGGACGGTGGCGTAGAGAAGCTGGTGGTGTTCGCGCATCATCATTCTGTGCTGGACGTGTTGCAAAAAGGTCTAAACCCGTACGGTTGTATACGAGTGGACGGAAACACGTCTGCGAAGAACAAGGGCACTGCGGTTGAGCAATTCAAACACGATCCCCACAAGCGTGTGTTCCTCGGTCAAGGGCAGTCGGTTGGTACAGGTACAGACGGCCTTCAGGAAGTCGCCAGCCACGCGGTATTTGCGGAGGCATCTTGGGTGAATGGGGAAAACGAACAGCAAACGGATAGACTGCATCGCATGGGACAGCAAGGCTCTGTTCTGGCGCAGTTTATGGTCGCGCCCGGCTCGTTGTCTGAACGTATCCTTGGCCGCGCGATCGCGAAGGGACGTAATGTTCATAAGGTACTTGACGGCGCTCCCGTATAATCCGATAATAAATAGCTCCGAATTTCAACAGCAAGGATTATCATACAGTGACCGACGTGCCCTTCGTTATCTCGGCTTCGTTCTCCAAGACCGTCCAGACCGCTCCTTTCGAGAGCGAGAAAGCGGAAATCTCGGCCCAGTGCAAGGTAGACGAGGGCGCGGACGCGCAGACCACGATCGAGGCCACCATGTCCATGGTTCGGCGCCAGGTTATGATCGCGCTGGGCAAGGAAACGGGTACGCTGGTTGCGGTTTCGACCGATCCGGCCAAGCGTGGTCCGGGCCGCCCGAAGAAGGACACGACCGCGGAAACGGAGAAGACCGTCGAGAAGGCGGCCCCGCAGGTTGTTCCGGACAAGGAAGTCGAGAAGGCTGCCCAGCCCCCGAAGGTCGAGCAGCCGGAAGACGACGACTTTGGCGATCCGGCCGAGAAGGTCAGCGAGATCACCGACAAGATGCTCCAGGAAGCCTGCGGCGCGGCGTCCAAGAAGCCGGGCATGGATGCGGCCAAGGTGAAGAAGCTGTTCAATACCAAGTACGGCACGACGCTGGTGGCCAAGATCAAGCCGCAGGAGCGCGCCGACTTCCTCAAGGACCTTGAGGCGATCGTCAAAGAAAACGCGCCGAAGGAGTAGGGCATGACCCTTGCAGAGAAGAACAAGAACCCGCTAAATCTCCGCCCCTTGCCGGGCGGGGAGCAGTGGCAGGGCCAGGTGGGCGTCGATCGCAACTCGGTAACGGGCGCCTTCTGCATGTTCAAGGACAACACCTACGGCGTGCGTGCCGCGGTCGTCAACATGCGCTCCTATGTCAAGTTCGCGGGCGTGAAGACGCTGCGCGACGTCATCTACCGCTGGGCGCCCCCGCCGCCTGGAGGAGAGATCGTCGGGCAGGCGGGGTCGGCGGTCGGCGGGATCGACATGAACCACACGGCCAGCTATCTGCGGTCGGTGTGCGCGGAAACCGGCCTGCCCGCCGACTTCGATATGACGGCCATCGTGGCGCCGGAACCGAGCGCGTACTGGCGCGGCAAGCTGGCGTCGATCGTGCGCGCCATGAACCGCGTGGAGGCGGGCGCGTCGACCATCACGATCCTTGAGGCCCGCGAGGGCGTCGACATGGCGCTGGGCCTGCCCAAGGGCTATGTTCGGCAGGACGATGGCAACATCGTGCGCGAGGACATGAAGCAGTCGGAGACCCTGAAGATCAACACGCAGGGCCAGATGGTAAACATCATGGCCACGGGTGTCTCGGCTACCACGGCGCTGTCGACCATCCAGGATTGGAAGATTGCCCTGATCGTGGCCGGACTGATCGTTCTCAGCGGCCTCGGTGTCGGCGCGTATTTCCTGTGGCTGCGCAAGGATCGCAAGGACATGAGCGAGGCCAACATTGCCTAGCAAGCGCGAGGTGATCCCCGATCTGGAGCGCGCGGACTTTGCGTTCCTGGTTCCTGGCCTCGACGGCCTCACCCTGAAACTCCCCTACGCCAAGTGGGAGGCGTTTCACGCGGCGTTGGGTACGGAGCTGGCGAAGCGCATGAGGCTGGAGGCGTAGTGTTCGATCTGGCCAAGTTTAAGTTGTGGGCGATCAGCGCGGGCATTGCGCTCCTCTTCATCGGCATCCTCGTCTGGAGGGTGTTCGATGCGGGGCGCAACGAAGAGAAGATCAAGACGGTTGAAGCGACATTGACCAACATTCGCCGGGCGGCAGAGGCCCGTGCGCAGGAGAGAGGGAAGCCTACCGATGAAGCGACTGATCCTTACAACCGCAATCGTCCTAGCCGTTAGCGCCTGTACGCCCCGCTTCACCGATACCTACTGCACTAGCTATATTCCGATTACCTATGACGGTGAGCGGGATACGCAGACCACCAAGGCCCAGATCAAGGAGGCTAACGCGGTATGGACGCGCCTGTGCAAGTAGACCTCCCCGCGCACTCCAAGCTCGGAGCGAGTTCAACAAAAAGATGGTTCAATTGCCCCGGTAGCGTCAAGCTTATCGAGGCCATGGGCGAGGGCGCCAAGAAGTCCAGCTCCTATGCCGACGACGGCACCCTGGCGCACGACATTGCGGCGCGTTGCCTGAAGTCGGGCGAGGATGCTGCGGTCTACCTCGGAGAAGCGGACTTCGCCACCGAGGCGATGTTCAAGGAGGAAGATGCGGAAGCGGTACAGGTATATCTTGACGCCATTCGGAATGAAGTGCGCGAGCTGGTTCACGTCAACGGAAACTATACGATCCCGGCGCAAGTCTTGGTGGAGGAGCGCTTCCACCTGGCCGAGGTGCATCCTGACTTCTTCGGCACGACAGACTGCACGCTGATCGGCAAGTCGCAGGCCCAGGTGTGGGACTACAAGCACGGCGCGGGTATCGTCGTGCAGGCCGAGAAGAACACCCAGCTCATGCAGTACGCGGTGGGCGCGCTCTATGGAACGGAGGCTTGGAATGACGACGCTTTCCCCGTTGAAATCAACATATGCCAACCTCGGGTCTACGGAGCTGATCCAGTACGCTCTTGGTGGACAGATGTGGGCGCACTTAAATCGTGGCTGCGGGATGATTGGCTTACCGCCGCACGACGAACAGAACAGGACGATCCCTTTCTTCAGCCGGGGCCTTGGTGCAATTCTAGTTTCTGCCCCAAGCGACTAACATGCCCGGCCATCAAGGAGCTACGGGCGCGCGTCCTGACCTACACACCGGAGATCATCAAGGCTATGGAAGACTGGGAACTGGGCCTCGCGGCCATGGAGACGAGCATCGTGAAGGGCTTGGCCAAGGTCTTCGACGAGGAGGTGTTCACCCGTCTGCGCGCTGGTAAGAAGATCGGCGGGTGGAAGATGGTGGCGAAGAAAGCGGACCGTGTGTTCAAGGACGACGCGCCGATCGACGAGACGTTTGGCGACGAAGCCTACGAGAAGAAGCGCAAGAGTGTACCGGGTATCGAAAAGCTGCCCGAGGGCAAGAAGTTCGTGGCCAAGTGGGCGTACAAGCCCGACACCGGCATGACCGTGGCCCCGGATACCGATGCACGCTCGGGACAAACTGTGCGCAACCGTGACGATGTTTTCAAGGGAGTGTTGTGATGTTGTATCGTAAGAAGCCTGTAGTAGTTGAGGCGTTTAAGTGGACGGGTGGTCCCGATCCGGAAGACGACCCGGTGTGGGTGGTGAACGCCATACGCGCAGGGATTATCTATATCGTCCCGCATCAGCCTCCTGTCTTGCTAATCCGCACGTTGGAAGGCGAAATGACCGCCCAAGTCGGAGACTATATTATCAAAGGCACAAAGGGTGAGTTGTATCCGTGCAAGCCTGATATCTTTGAAGATATTTATGAGGCGGCTTGACCAGCGTAAGCGTAGCGTGGCATAATAGTTGGGTTGAACACTCTTAAATGCTTTGAAAGGCAAAGTTGAAATGGCTGACAAGAAGACACCGTCGCTCGTCGTGATCGGACCCGCCACCCTGGTCCTGTACCACCCCATCCTCACCAAGACCAAGTACGACAGTAAGACCAAGAAGTCGGTCGTTGCCGAGGACGGTAGCTACAATGCTTCGTTTCTGATCCCGCAGTCCGATACGGCCACGGTGGAGGCGGTCAAGGCCGCTTATGCCAAGGCCGCACGCGAGGCCAACTCGGGCGTCGAGTTCAAGGACTGGAGCAAGAAGTTCACCTTGGGCGAGAAGGTGATCGAGAAGGCCCTGAAGAAGAACCCCGACAAGTCCGCCGATAGGATGGATTACATGCGGGGCATGTGGGTCCTGGAGGCCAAGTCCAAGTTCGCTCCCGACCTGTCCAAGGCCGTGGGCGGCAAGGCTGTGGAGGTTCCGGCAGAGGTTGCGGAGCGCGAGTTCTACTCGGGCTGCATGACCAAGGCCGAGATCAACATTGTGGGTAGCGAGATCGAGCAGGGTGAGAACACTGCGCGCTATCTAACCGCCTACGTGAACTTCATCGTGAAGGTGGGCGAGGGCTCGCGCCTCGGCCGCAAGTCGCGTGACGACGTGTTCAAGGGCTCCCTCGGCGGCGCGTCCGCTGCGGACCCCACTTCGGGCGACGAGGACTTCTAGGCGCCCAAGCGTTGAGGCAGGCGGTAAATGGCTGGTTGAGCCCGGCCTACTAGTTGACTTATCGAGGGACCAGTATAGCCCCACGCCCGGTGCAAGTCCGGGCATCTTTTTATCAGGAGATTGAATGAAAATTCTTGTGGGCTGCGAAGAGAGTGGCAAGGTGCGCGACGCTTTCCTGCGGCGCGGCCACGATGCCTGGTCCAACGATCTTATACCCGCCCGTAACGGCGGCCCACACTATCAGATGGACGTCATGGCTGCGCTGTGGGAGCAGGACTGGGACCTGGCCATCCTCCACCCGGACTGCACGGCCATGGCGGTCAGCGGCAATCGCTATTACGCAAAAGGAAAGGCGGACTACTGGCAGCGTGAGGACGCGATGGCGTGGACCCTGCGTCTGTGGATGCTTGCAAGGCACCGGACGAAGGTAGGGGTTGTGCTGGAAAATCCGGCCAGCGTTATCTTCCCTGTGCTGGAGCTGTACGGCGCGCGGGTGCAGTATACCCACCCGTGGCAGCACGGCCATATGGAGCAGAAGAAGAAGACCGGCCTGGCGCTGGATCGTCTGCCCCTTCTCAAGGAAACCAATAACGTATACGATGAAATGATGAAGCGTCCTTCGAAGGAGCGGGAACGCATCTGGAAAATGTCGCCCGGCCCCAATCGCAAGCGCGATCGCAGCGAGACGTTCGGCGGCATTGCCGAAGCTCTGGCCGATCAGTATGGCGCCCTGTAATGCATATCACGATCGACTTTGAGACGTACTCTGAGTGTGAGCTGAAGAAGGCTGGCGCGTGGAAGTACAGCGAGCATCCGTCTACGGAAGTCCTGTGTATTTCCTATGCGATAGGAAACGCGGAGCCCTTTATCTGGTGCCCGAACGACAGCGACCCGCCCTTCCTTCTGTTTCAACATATCAAAGCGGGGTGTATCGTAGACGCCCACAACGTCGGCTTTGAGCGTGCCATATGGGAGAACGTCTGCGTCAAGCGGACGGGCTGGCCCGAGATCGAGGCCCACCAGTACGATTGCACCATGGCCAGGGCGGCCAGCCGGGCGCTCCCCTTGGGCCTGGATCAGTGCGCCCGCGCCCTTGGTTCGCCGCTCGACAAGGACAAGCGCGGCAAGCAGTTGATACAGCTTCTATGCAAGCCGCAGAAGCCCAAGAAGAAAGACCCGCGCACCCGCATCCAAGACCCGGAGCTGCTGGCCGAGCTGTATGATTACTGCAAGCAGGACGTGCGGGTGGAGCAATGGCTGCGCCAGCAACTCGGTGCCCTGCCCGCACCCGAGCGGCAAGTCTTCCTCCTCAACGAGAAGATGAATTCGCGCGGCATCACGATCGACGTGGAGAGCGTGCACAACGCCATCGCGATCGTGAACGAGGTGGAGAAGGAGTTGACCGCGGAGCTGGTGGATATCACGGACGGCCAGATCAGGACCGCCAACCAGGTGGCCGAGATACTGGACTTTGTGCGATGGAAAATTGATGGAGGGTTGGGTGATCTCACGGCAGACGTGGTCGCAGAGGCGATCCCTCGCGCGGAAAAAGGCAGCGTCGAAAGGCGCGTCCTTGAAATACGCCAGTCCCTCGCCAAGGCCAGCACCAAGAAATTGGCAGGTCTATTGGCGGCCGTTGGCAGCGACGGTCGTGTACGTGGTCTTAGTCAGTATCATGGCGCTTTCACTGGTCGTAATGCCGGTCGTCTGGTGCAGCCTCTCAACCTGCCGCGCCCTAAGCTGGACGTAAGCCCCGAGGATTTGATCGAGGCGATCTCGCACCGGGACGCGGGCTGGCTGCGCGCGATGTATGGCGACCCCATGCAATGTATCGCGGACAGCCTGCGTCCCATGTTCATGGCGGCCGAGGGAAAGAACCTCTGCGCCGTCGACCTGTCGTCGATCGAGAGCGTGGGTATTGCGGCCGTTGCAGGCGAGGAGAGTAAACTTGAGCTATTCAGGCGCGGGGATGATCCTTATTGTGCTTTTGCTAGTGATGTTTTTGGGCGTCCTATCACAAAGGCCAATGACCCCCGAGAGCGGCAGGATGTGGGCAAGGTTGGAGAGCTGGCTTTCGGGTTTGGCGGTGGGGTTGGCGCTTGGCGCAATTTCGACGATAGCGACAAGTTCGACGATGATGAGGTGAACAACTTCAAGAATGTGTGGCGCCGCAAGCATCCCCACATTGCGCGCCCGCCGTGGGATCAGGCGGTGAAGGACGGCGAGGCCAGCGTGGGCCTGTGGTATGGCCTCCAGGACGCGGCGCACGAGGCGGTGCTGCACCCCGGCAGGCAGGTCGAGGCGTTCGGTGTGAAGTATCAGGTGCGTGGCCGGTGGCTCGTCTGCACACTGCCCTCCTCGCGCAACATCGTCTACTACGATCCCCGCCTTCAGGAGAAGGTCAACCCCCACACGGACAAGACCGAAGTGGTGCTGACCTACATGAGCCAGAAGAACGGCCACTGGGCGAGGATCGATACGTGGGGCGGGAAGCTGGCGCAGGGTGTGACGCAGGCTACGTGCCGCGATATCCTGGTCCATGGCCAGCGTAGATGCGATGCGGAAATGCCCGTCCTGATGACAGTGTACGACGAGATCGTGACCGAGGTGGACGAAGAACTAGGTGTTGATCTCCCGGTCGAGCGCCTGCTAAACTACATGACCGCCGATCTTCCGGCTTGGTGCGCGACGTGGCCCATCAAGGCGGAAGGTTGGTGCGGCAAACGGTATAGAAAGTGAGGATGACATGAGCTATTGGGGATTGTGCGACAAGCCGACTGATTTTGCCGTGTTGGTGGGCAAGACCCTTCGGTCAATCGAAATTAACGGAGACAAGGATCGTATGACGTTCAAGGCGTCAGACGGCTCGGAGTTTCTGCTATACCACGGACAAGATTGCTGCGAGACGGTCAGCTTGAACGAGATTGTTGGCGACTTGGCCGACTTGCTGGAGACACCTATTCTCCAGGTAGAAGTCGTGACGAATGAGGGCGGCGAGCCGAAGCCCGAGTATCCGGATAGCTGGACATGGACGTTCTACAAGCGGGCCACGGTAAAGGGCCGGGTCACGCTGCGCTGGCTGGGCGAAAGCAATGGGTACTACAGCGAAGCGGTGGACTTCGCACAGACGAAGGAGGTGGCATAATGGGCCAGCATAAACTCTCCGCGGACGCGCGCTTCATGAACAAGCTCGACTTCATGCGCCGCCTGATGGTTGTGGGCGCCGCGATCAAGGCTAATCCCGTGAAGACGCTTCACCCGATCGATGGAACCCAGCGTAAGAACCCGCTGCGGGGGCGCTATCGTCAGAAGGTGGCCGCCTAGTGGGTAAGCTATCCACTCTCAAGGGCAAGGTGGGGGAGCGCGAAGTGGCGGCGCTCCTCCGCGAGTATGGCTTCGAAGGCAAGAGGGGGGTGCAGTATCAGGGCGGCAAGGACAGCGCCGACGTCACCGGCCTGCCCGGTTTCCATATCGAGGTAAAGCGCACGGAGAAGTTCGCCCTTGAGGCAGCGCTAAGCCAGGCCAAGGAAGACTGCGGTGGAAATATCCCCGCTGTGTTCCATCGCAAAAGCAAGAATGACTGGGTAGTCGTCATGGACGCGCGGGACTTTATTAAGTTGGTGACGGAACGGGAGGAAACATTCTAGTGGCCAAACTGGACGGTGTCAGCAAGGAACTCTATCCCGGCGAGGCCGAGGGCGTGTTCCGAAAGATGGAGCAGAACCGCCGCGCCGCCGAGCGCACGAACTTCCGCATTACCAATGAGCGGGTGATTGAGCGCAAGGTAGCATCGGGGCACAAGATTACATACAAGAACATCGGAGGTTTCCGCGGTTGAAACGCTATTTATTTTCGTCGGCTCAGAACGACACGCCTTTGCACCGCCCTACGTGGAACAACCTCGTAGCCCTGGCCAAGCACTACAACGCCGAGATCGTCCTATCCCGGTTTGTTTACGACCTGTCCACGCACAACGAGAGCGCCAAACCGCGAGCTAAGTCTGCGCGTGAAGAACGATCCTGGCCCAAGGACGCGCTCCCCTATTTCCGCGACGAACGGGTTGTGGTGGCCAGCGGCTTGGAGTGGTGCGGCGAACTGCAAATCCTGCCTACGGCCAAACGTCCGATCAGCGGGTTCGAAAGCTACACAGGACGCAACTCCTGCATAATTCCCCATCCCAAGATCGCCCTTGAAAGTGTGGCCTCGGGGAAACACGAGGGCACGAAGCTGATCTACACGACTGGCTGCGTTACCCGGAAAAACTACATCCAGAAGAAGGCGGGCCAGGTGGCGCAGTTCCACCATGCCTACGGCGCCCTTCTCGTGGAAGTCTCGGAACGGGGGTGGTTCTGCCGCCAGGTCACGGCGGCTAACAATGGCACCATGTACGACCTGGACGTTCGCGTTAAGGACGGCAAGGTATCCACGGGCCACCGCGTTGAGGCGATCGTGTGGGGCGACGCCCACGTCCGTAAAGCCGATCCCGTTGTGGCCAAGCTTGCCTGGGCAAAGGGGGGCGTCCTTGATACCCTGCGCCCCAAGCGGCAAGTCTTTCATGACCTTCTCGACTTCCACGCGCGCAACCACCACGAGATCGGCAACGGACGGATGCGCTTTCGCCGGTATGTCGGGGCGCCGGAAGACGACTGCGTTGGCGCGGAACTCGACGAAGTTAGTGTCGAACTGGCGAAGCGTAGCAGGACATGGTGCGAGGGTATTGTGGTTGCGAGTAATCACGATGGAGCCCTCCTTCGGTGGCTGGACACGGCAGACTACCGTTCTGATCCTAGGAATGCGCTGGAGTTTCTAGAGTTGCAGCGGGAAGTATATAAAAATGAAGCGGCAAAGAACCGTCGCTTCTCTGTGTTCGAACATGCTATGATGGCTCGCGGCGTCAAGAACGTGAACTTCCTGCGGGAGGACGACAGCTATGTCATATGTAAAGACGCTAATGGCGGGATTGAGCTGGGTATGCACGGCCACCTTGGGGTTAACGGCGGTCGGGGCTCTATGCTCGGTTTTGCTCGGATGGGACGTAAGTCCTTTATTGGTCACGGCCACCGCGCTGGCATTGTGGATGGGGTTTGGATGGTTGGTACTAGCAGTCTTCTCGACCTTGGCTACAATAGCGGCCCTGGTGCGTGGACGCACACGTTCGGAGTAGCGTACCCTAATGGCAAGCGTGCCTTATGCACGATTTATGGAGGAGAGTGGCGTGGGTGAACGGTGCAGGTTGTGCGGAGCGTTGACGGGGCATGTAAACTGGTGCCCTGAGAGCCCAACAAACAAACAGACGGCAGAGAAGATGCGGGCTGCGGTGAAAGAGGCGACGCCTGTGTGGCAGAAGCCATCCATGGCCGGGGGCTATGACATGCGCGCGTCGGACCCTGTGCATCCAGACCACTACACCAAGCGCGCGATCGAGCCGTGGGACTATGTTGCGGCCAACGGGTTGGGCTACTTCGAAGGCAACGCGATCAAGTACGTCACCCGCTGGCGGGACAAGAATGGGATCACGGACTTGCGCAAGGCTATCCGCTTCCTGGAGAAGCTGATCGAGGTGGAGGAGAAGCTAGTGCGGGATGCGGGGCAGGACGTTGGTGGCCAGCCAGCTACCCAGGATGCCAAAGACCGCGGCGACGCCGGATACCGTACCGAGTAGCTTGGAACGGCTTTGCTCCAGGGAGGCGACACGCTTGGACAGGCCGGTGTTGTTTTCCTGGAGCATCCTCTTGATCTCCTGGATGTCGTTCTCCATCCCGTCGACCTTGCCCTCTACCCGGCCAAGGGCGCGTTCGATATGGTAGTTTTCCACTAGCCAATCCTGAACGCGGTAATGTTGCTATCCTTGCTGTTACCGCTCACGTTGAAATACATAGCGGCGGCAATTCCAGTAGACCGGGCTGAGATACGCAAACTGGCGGCCGGGCTATTGATGATGCCCGACAAGTGGACTTGAAATACACCCGTTACGGCGGGGCCGGTAGCCTCTGCGCTGGCCACGACAGTCGTGCCGTCCCACAGCTTGACGTTGATAGGATTGCCCGCCGTGACGCCTAGCGTAATGCTTCCGCTGACATACCACAGGCCTGACGTCCCCTGCGCGACGGTGGGTCCATCGTAGTATATCGCCGTGTTCGACATGGTGATGTCGGCCACGAGGGCGTTAGAAAGGTTCGACGCGGTGAAGCCACCGTTGGCGCGGGGCAGGACGCCCGTAACGTCAGTCGTAAGGTCTGCCTGCGCCCAGCTCTCCGTCGTGCCGTTGCTCTTGAGGAGACGGTTGGCCGCGCCGATCGCCAGGCGCTCCACACCGGAAGCGCCGCGCCGCAGGATATCGCCCTGCGTCGTGAGCAACCGCCCGAGGACCGTGATCAAAGTCTGGTTGCGCCACAGAGCCGAACCGCTGTCGTACTCAAGAAGGTCACGATTGGCCAGGCTGACCAAGGCAGTCGGGAGGGTCGAGCCCGCGGTCGGGATATCGGCGTTGTCCCACCCGGTCGCGCCCGCGTTGGCCACTAGGGTTTTGCCCGCAACTGGCAGGGGAAAGGTGATGTCCCCGGTATCGGGATCGTAGGTGGCCGGAAGCTTGGGCGACTGTTTCGCCCGCAAGAGGACTTGCTGGGCCATCATGACGCCGCGGTCCAGGCCCTCCTCGTTTACCTCGGCGGGGAAGCCGTCGTTCGACTGGTAGTCGATCTCTTGGGTGTAGGGGATATCGCGCTGGATTACGAGGATAGAGCCGGTGGCGTAGGTCGCTACAGTCGATATGCTGCCCGTGGCGCCGTTGCCCCCGGACACAGTAAAGTCGGTCGTCAGAACCAGCGGGGTCTCGACCGCGGTGGTGTTATTGACGAGGATAACCTGGATATCCGTGTCGTCAAAGAACACAAAAGGTATGGTGAAAAGCTGGGTAGACCCGTTCGTCGAGTAGCCAACGCGGGACTGATCGGACGGAACAGTATAACGTACCTTCATAGACGGGATAGTACCATTTACTTCGGTAGCTGTCGAGGCACCAATCCATACTGGTTGACAAGGCCCTCCTCGATCTTGTCGAACATCTTCTGCGTGGCCAGGAAGTTTTGCAGGGGGATTGTCTTGCGGATGGCGTGGACGTCGGCGCCCGTGACAGAGCCGTCCGCCACACCGCGCAGCGCCCGTGCCGTGCCGTCGATCGTGGCCGCGGTCGGACCCGCCAACTGGCCAACGAGACTGCGTCCCTGGAACTTGGAGGCGTCCTCCCCGGTCAAGGTACGCTGGACGTTGACGCCAGATGCCTTGCCGACGATGGCATCCAGGTTCATAAGGTGCGACAAAACGCCCGACCTGTCGATACCGTCACGCACCCAGGCGCGGGTGTCGCGCTTGTCGTCCACCTTGCCGTCCCGCACGATATCCCGCAGCGCAACAGACAGCATGCCCAAACCCGTCATGGCCAGGATGGAGGACATGGCATTGGCGTCGCGCTGCTGTAGCCCGGCGATCAGGACGCGGGTGTGCGAGGCGAAGCCGAAGCCCTGGAACTGGGTCAGCACGGAGCCCACCGGGCCTTGGGTCCACAGCGGCTTGTCGGTGGCGCCGGGGGTCAGAACGTTACCGTCGATATAGCGAAGCAGGGCGCGCTCGAAAGCGTTGCGCGCTTCCACGTTCTTCCACTGGTCGGCATTGGAGAAGAACGCGCCACGCACGTTCTCGCCCCACAGCTCGCGCTCCTTGGCGATCTGCTCAACCTCATAGTCTCCGATGCCCCATGCCCGCATCTGCGCGGCCTGTGTCTTGGACAGCTCCTTACCATCGGCCATGTCCGCGACGCGGCGCAGGATGGTGTCGGCGCCCATGTAGGACGCATGGCTCTTGATGACGGTGTTCCACGGGCTGACGCCGAACAGCATCAAGGACTTGTGGGCCACGATGCCCGACATCATTTCGATCTTGGACTGGCTGGTGTACTGCTCGGTCAGGTCGGCCATCTGTCCTGCGCGTCCGCCCATGACCATATCGTTGATCGTGCCGATACGCTGGCCTTCTGCCTTGGCTACCTTGAAGGACTTGAAGCCGTCCGCGAAGTGGCCGATCAGCCCGCCAAACACGCGGATGATGCCCTCCGACATGACCATGCGCCCAAGGTCGGGGAGCTGGGACACGAGGGACGAGCCCATGAACACCGGGACGTTCAGGTTCTTGACCACCTTCGCGATCGTGCGCGCGCCTGCGTAGCGCGGGTCTGCGGCGCCAGCCGGGTCCGTGCCGCGGATGCGGTGGATAAGCGTCTCGATCGTGGACTTGTCGCGCTCGTACATCTTCTCGATTTCGAGCATCTTCTTTTCGAGCGCGCCGGACTTGGGGGCCTCGCCCTTGCTCATGCTGGCTTCCGCCTTGTCCGCGAGCGCCTTCTGCATGTCGGTCTTCTCGTCCTTCAATTGCTTCAGGATCGAGTTGACGCCCTCGTCGCCGTCCATGATCTTCTGGTACGCGATGTCCGCGGCCATGGTCTTGGAGTATCTGGCCATAACGTTGATGATGTTACGGTCGACGAAATCCTTTACGGCGTAGCGCCCGTCCGCGGTCTTCCAATCGTCGGGGATTTCGAACGTGCGCTCCTTGGCCGAGCCGCGCCCTTCGCTGACCTTGATCTCGGGGGGCAGGCGGCCTTCGGTGTGGCCGAGGATTTTGCTCACGACGTCGTCGGCAATGTCGTCCAGCAAGTCGCCGGGGATGGGGCTCTTCGCCGTGCGCGTGACCCAGTCCTTGACCAATTCCTTGAAGCCGGTCGGGTTCGCCTTGATACGCTCGTTGTGCCACACACGCTGAAGATGGCTCTTGCCCTCCATCTTCTTGGCCACGGCCTCGGGGTTTTTAAAGACACCCACGCCCCACTCGGTCGCCAGGTCCGCGAAGTGCTTGTCGATCACGCGGTACGCCCTGGCCGCGTTGGTAATAATGTCGTGCGCGCCCTTGTCCATTTCGGTCATGGCGGTGGCGATCGCCTCATACAACTGGCCGCGCGTCATCTTCGGCGTGTTCGGGTCGACCTTCATGGCCTGCTTGTAGTCCGACCACGCGGTGTCAGCGATCTTCTGCACCTGCATGATGGCGGGCTCGCCCAGGATTTTAACCTCGGTTTCGAAGTCGTCGGCGTGGCGCGCGCCCTTGAAGTGGTCGTCCAGGAGGAGGCCGGTGTAGGCCAGGCGGTTGATGATCTTGCGCGACGTTTCAAACATGGACGTCGACATATAGAGCGAGGGCATGGCCATGCCGATCTTGGCCAGCTTGGCCGTAACCTCCGCGACGTAGCCCGAGTTGCGCAGGCGGGAAATCAGCTCATTGGCCGGGGCGCCGGGGCCGGTGGCCGCAGACGAGGCGTCCTTGGGCGCGGGCTGTGCTTCGCCTACGGGAACCTTGCCCTCTTTCTCGGGGACCTTCGGGGGCTTGGGCGTCTTCTCGCCGGGGTACTGGGCGAAGCCGCGCAGCCAGTCCATCGGGCTACCCTGTGGGCGCAGCTTCAGCGGGTCGCGCCCTTCAGCCAGCTCCTTTTCGAACTGGGCCTGCATACGCGCCAGCTCAAGGTTGGCTTCTGCCGTGGCCTTGGGGTTCAACCCCGCCTCGATCTCGGCCATGGCCTTCTTGGTGTTCTCGATCGTCTTGGCCAGGCGGCCCTCTGCGGCTTCCCATTCCTCCATCAATAGTTCGTTCTCGCGCTTCAGGCGGTTGAGCGTGACCTTGGGCTGGAGGCTTTCCTGGATGTTGGCGAGCTGCGCCTTGGCCTGCGGCGTGCCCTCCTTGGCCAGTGCTTCCATCAGGTCGATCGTGGGCTGGTCGCGCGGCATCACCATGCGGGTGACAGGCGTGGTCGGGTCGGCCTCCAGTTTGGCGATGCGTTCGTCCGCCTTCTGGATATCCGTCGACAGGCGGGTGATATCCTCCAGAAGCTTGGGCTGCGTCTCCGCAATGTGGTTCAGGATATCGCTGTCCGCGGCCTTGGTGACACGGCTGCGCGGCAGGGTGAAGCCGGGGGCGTTGACCGCGTCGAGATACTGGCCTACCGCCGTGGTATCGAGGAGGCCCGCCTTGGGCGGGGGAAGATCGCCAAGGTTAGATGCGCGCAGGATTTGCGTGATGTCGCTCTCGACCTTCTTGCGCACGCCGTCCATCTGCTTCGTGAACTGGGCCAGCTCGCGCCGCCCCAGCGTGCCCGCCGCCGAACCAATGACGCCACCCAGCAAGAGGGCGCCGACGACACTGGCCGCGCTCTCCTCCGCGGTACGGCTGACCTGTGTGCCCTGAAGGATCGTCTCCTGCGCGAGCGCACCGCCCGCTGCGGAGAGGCCCACACGAGCGAAAGACCCCAGGGCCACCGCCGCACGTCCGCCTTTGATAAGCGGCCCAGCGACCGGAATTACCGTGGTGGGATCGACGATAGCGGCGACCGTACCGATCAGCCACTCGGGCAACGGTCCGTTGGCCATCGTCTCCTTGGCGGCCTTCTCGTCTGCGATACGGAAGCGGATGGCCTCCACGTCGCGTCCGCTGTTGGCCCCGGTGAAGCGATCGCTGTAGCCCTTCTCCTCGGGTGTCAGGAACTCTTCAGCGTCGAACAGCGCCGCGGCAAGGGGGTCCGTCTGCCCAAGGTTCTGGTCGGGCAAACCCGTGTCGGCCAGGGTGGAGCCTACCGTGTTCTCCAGCCGGAACGCCGCGCCTGTCTGCTTGGCGATGCGCGACATGAGCGCCTGGTCCATGCCTTCGGGCTTGTTGAAGCGCTCCGCGACTTCAGGAGCTAGCGGCTGGACTTCCGTTTCAAACGGCAACTACTTCTTCCTCTTCTCAACTAGCGGCTGCGGCATCTGGCTCGGGCGCGGGGCGTTTACCCCCGTGCGCTCGTTGCGCGTGCGGATTTCAGTCTGGTTGGTGAGGGTTTCCTGGCGGGCCTTCAGGTCGCGCGAGATACGCTCCGCGTCGAGGGACTGGAAGGTCGGGTCGTTGCGCACTTCGGCGTCGGTCGGCGGACGGAAGCGCGGCAGGCCGGGCACCGTCTCGTACTGGCCGTCGCCACCCGCGCGGAGAACCTGCGTGAGGTAGCTGGGCGGGCGGCCGTCCCGCAAATCCTGCTCGGTCTGCCCGTCTGCCTGTAGACGATAGGACGCGAGGCCAGTGGCCGGGTTCTTCACGAGGGTAACGCCCGCCTTCTGGACGCCCGCCTCGATCTGGTTCTGGATGATGAGCGCCTGGTCCTCGGGCGGCAGGGACTTTATGGTGGGCGGCAAATACTTCTCGATCGGGCGACGCACCATTTGCGGCCGCACGCCCGCGGTATCGAGGCCGCCCTTCTCCGTGGCCGTGCCGAAGGTCGGGTCCATTGTCGTGCCAGTGTCGGGCGCCGCTTCAGACTTCACGCGCGCCTTGTCGACCGCTCCCACCTGGGTAACGCCGTACATGCTGTCGATCTGCTTCTTGGCGATCGACTGGGCCTGCTCAATATTGCCGGTCCGCATGAACGCCTGCTCGGTCAGGCGCTTGGCTTCCCCCTGCATGGCAATATCCTGGCCGGGCATTGTCACGAATGGGACATTGCGCTCGGCCCACCCGGAGAAGGTCTGATCGACCACCGACTTGAAGTCTATCTTGTCGATGATCTTCTTGCCGATGTCCGCGCGGTCCTTCTCTTCCTGGATCGTGAGCGGCCCCTTGCTCATGTAGGTATCCGCGGCCTGCTTGTACGCCTGCGCCTTCGGGACACCTTCCTCGATCATGCGCTTGGCCTCGCCGCGCACGATGGCCAGCGTGCCCGTCGAGCTTAGGTTGGCGATCGCCGTTGCGCGTGGCGCGGTGTTCTCCATTTCGTCTACCGCTTCCGCGGCGAAGGCCACCTGACCGGCGCGGGACTTGTCCGTTGTCTTGTCGCTGTTCTCCAGCAAGTCCTTGAACTGACTGGTCATAAAGCCGTTCGTGGCCGCAACGCCCGTCATAATCTTGATGGAGTTTGCGCGCTGTTCAGGCGTGCCCTCGATCGCGATACGCCCGATCGGGATATTGCCGATGGAGTTGTTCACGAAGCGGTCGGCCTGCTCCTGGTTGGTGAGCGTACCCGTCGAGCCGCGCTCAATGGCCTCGGCGTTCTTGGCCGCTTCCTTCTTGAAAATGGCTTCGCCGTTGTTCAGCGTCCGCACCGCAGTCAGGTAGCCTTCGGGCGAGATCGCGCCGCGGGCCTTCATCGCGTCCAGGTTGGCGCGGTTGTTCGGGTTGATCTCCTTGTTGCCGGAATACTGATCGTCGATGTCGACGAGGTAGGTAGCAATATTCTGCGTGCGCGCACGATCGCCGTCCGCGCGGGCCTTGCTTTCCTTGCCGTCCACATAATTGGACAGGCCCGTTACGACACTGGTATCGAGGTGTTCGGCCTGCGACTTGATGGCCGCGCGGGCGCCACCGAAGTTGCCCTTCTCCGCGTAGCCGATCACTTGGTTCTTGGCGAACTCGTCGGCGGCCTTGCGCGAGAACGCGCGAAGCTGGTTGGGGTCCATGCCAACCTTGAGACGCTCCATGTCCTGCTGATGCTCGGCCAGATAGTTATTGGCGTTGCCCGGATCGTTCCTGATCTTGGCCGCCGTGGCGTTCATGGCGTCGCCCGCAGACAGGAGCGCTTCCTTACCCACCGCGTCCTTGCGCAGCCGGACCGCGATAAGGTCGGCGCCCGCGGCGTGGCGCGTCATGCGCCGCTCAAGGTCGTCCTTTACCGCTGTCGTTGTAATGCCGGACGTCTCCAGCGAACTCTTGCCCACGTCACCCCAAATCTGCTTGACCTTGTCCTGGTAGTCAGGGGCCATCGGGTCCAGGTCGGCGGTGGCCTTCTCGGCCTTCGTTACCGCATCCGTCTCGGCCTTTACTGAGGCGACGCTGTCGCGCTCAATGTTGATCTTCTCGACTTCGTTAAGGATCGCCCCCGCCGCTAGGCCGATGTCGCCCGCGGTGTTGCGCTGGGGCGCGACCGGGCCGCCACCGCTACCGCCCGTTACGGCGCGAGCGCGGTTGCCGGTGCTTTCAAACTCCGTGCCCGGAATACGTGCGTTCCTGCCCGCCATTATTTCTTGGTCGCTTCTTTATACAGGGACGACATGCCGGGGATGGCGCCCATAATACCTTTCATCATGGCGCTGTCCCCTGCCTGCTGGCCCGCCTTCATGGCGAACCCAGCCTTGGTGCGGAGGACGGACTGCCGCGCCTCGCTGTCCTGGATAAGGGAGAGGTTCTGTGCTTCGAACAGGCCCTCGCGCGAGGCCACGTAATCCGGCTCCGAGCCCCCGCCCTGCGCGGCGAATATAGCCCGTGTGCGGGAGATCGTGGCCGTGCGCTCGCGCGTCTGCGCGTCAAGATCACGGCTCAGGCCGATCTTCTCCTGCTCCGCTTGGTAATTGTAGAAGTCCCGGTTGTAGGTGCCTTCGTCGTATGCCTGGTTGCTGGCCATCGCGCCGCCCGCAATGGAGCCGATAGCGGAGACCCCCGCCATGACGGCGGTGAATGGATCGTACCTAACGAGCATAGTATTCTTCAGGCGCGCGGTTTCCCTTGCGACTGTTTTCGTCTTTTGGCATGAGTTGAAGGTTCCACGGAACATGCAGTCCAGAACTGTTCTTCCCCCTCAATGGGTAAATATGGTCCACCGACTGACCAAACATGCTGGCGATTTCATACACAAATTTTATGTCCGAGGGGTCAACCCATGGAGGGGTCGCCTTCTTAACATGCGCCATACGCGCTGTTACCGACGCCGTAACCACTCCGGGGTTTCTTTTCTTCCATCGCGCTACCGCCGCGCGGCACCGTTCTTTATTGGCGCCCGCCCACGCTTTATTACCGTCTATTTCCTTCGCGCTGCGGCAAACGCCTCGGCGGCGCGCATTCATGCGAGCGCGATACACTTCTCTATTTTTGTGGTACGCTGCTAGCCCCCGCGCGGACCGGCATCCCCGACATTCCGGATAAGACCCTCCCCCCGCCGACGCATGGCGCGCACCAAAAACGGATATGTCCTTATCTTCTTTGCACTTAGTGCACGTTTTCAGGAGCGCAGCCATGTGTCCATAATTCCGTTCTGGTCTACCTTAACCTTTCGCAGGCCCAATAGCAACATGAACCGCTCGCCCTCCGGGTTGGTGCGATCCACTCTCGACCACAGGGGACCATACATATCAGCCATGGCGTTGGTGTAGCGCACGAGGCGCACCATGCTGCGCTTCAGGTCACAGCCCAGGTAGGCCCACCATTCGCGCTGATCGGTTGGCCCGAGCGCGGCCACCGGCTTGCCGTCTACCGTCATCGTGAAGGAAAACGGGCTCTCGGTCAGCGCGTGTAGTGTGAGCGGGTTGGCGCGGAACATCGGCTCGGCATATGCGTGGCGCGGCTGGACCTCGATCTCGTAGAAGTCGGACACGCGCAGGGGGCGAAATTTAGCCTTCATTGAGGGTCATCCGCGGCGCCACGGCCAGGACCGTCATCGGCAAGGGCTGCTCGTTCTCAAAGTAGACCGTGGGCTCGGTGTCCCAACTGGTGTCGACATTGATAAGCTTCGTGCCGGTGAACAGGGGTGGGGACTGATCCATCGGGCCGTTGCCGTCGCGTAGGTTGACCGGCTCTACCAAGCGTTCAAGGCCATTACCCGTGGAGAAGGAACCGCCCACGGTGTTGTGCAGGACCGCGGCCACCTTGTCGATGGACGTGGGCTGGCCTTGCCCGGTGCCCAGCTTGCCGCCCTCGGTGAAGCGCTGCGTCTCCCCACGGTACGAACACGGTAGACCCACCGCAACAATGGACGCGCGCCGCGCCAGCTCGATAGACCCGCTGGTCACGGTGCAGTTCGGATGGACCATACCATCGGCCAGGACCCATACGGTCAAGCCCTCAAGATGATCGAGACCGGTAATCGTCGTGACTTCCTTGCGCACGAGCGCGGAGTTGTAGTTGGTAACGGACGGGTCCGTAACCGTGCCGCGATCCACCCAGTCCGTCGTGTTGATGTACGCGCCCGCGTCGTCCTTCAGCTTGAACGTATCCGTCGTCTTGTCTGACACGATCGCGGGCAGGCGGTCCATCGGCTCCGGGCCTTGCGGCGCGCGCAGCTTGACGCGGTCCCCGTCGTTGAAGCCGTGGGCCGTGGCCGTGAATACGCCCTGCGCGGCCTGCGTATAACTGGCGAGGAGGACCGGGTTATCGAACTTTAGGCCGACGTCGACAAAGTAGGCTTCGTCGAGCGCCCTGATCTTCTCGTCTGTGGTCGCCCGCTCGTAGGACATGGCCGGGCGATACTGCTTGTCCATGTAGCAGACGTATTGCTCGGTCGTGCCGTCTACCTCGATCGTGGCCAGGAACCACAGCTCATGCGCGGTAGACGTGGGGTTCTGGCACACCGCGATATCGTCGACCAGCGCAAGGCCGTTGCCTATGGAGTGCGGATGCACGCCCAAGACTTTCTGGTCCGGCTCGTAGGTCAGGCCGATCAGCGAGCCGTCGCCATGCACCATCCAAATCGTGCTGTCGGGCGATGCCTGATACGTCATGCGCAGAAGTCCGCCGCGCCCGTTGACGTCGGAATAGGGCACGTCCTCGGCCAGGAGCATGAGGTTGCGCGAGGAGAAGTTGTCCTTGACCACTTCGTAGCGCAGCTCGTACAGCTCGCGGAGGTTCTGCTGGATGAAGATGATCTGGTTGTCGAACTGCACCGGGGTCTTGAACGCGCTTCCGCGGTACGTGGCCGAACGGACCACCGTGGCGTTGGGTGTCATCACCCCCGCGGCGTCGGAAGAGAACATGCGGAACTCGCCGCCTGCGGAGCCGATGGCCATATAGTCGGCCTGCGACGCCAGCCACATGATCGTCTGGAGGCGCTTGCCCTGCACCCGCTTGACGATGGCCTTGTCGTCCTGATTGATCGTGGGCGTCGTGCCGTAGCTGATACCGCGATCGAAGTTGTCGTAGTCATCCGACACCGATCCGACGATGACGTTCGGCGCCGTGCGCGTGCCACCATACCAAAGACGTCCGTCGTGAAAGAGAACGGCGCGGGGGCCGTCCGTGTCGGAACACAGTCCCAGCGCCCAGTCCAGCGTGGCCGTACCGGACGAGGCAGCCGGATCGCTGCCCGCGTGCAGGACCGATACCTCGGCGGTGGTGGTGCTTGTCACTGTGTCGATCACGTACACGCCATCAAACCAGCGGATCGCGCGGCCGACGTCGTCATCGGATGTGAGGCCACCGGGTTTGGGTTCCGCGGAGTATGCCACAGTAAGCGGGGGGCCGTTATCGATCGTGCAGGTAATCGCTGTGATGTTGGATGGCTGCATCGGAGCGTGGCCGTCCTTCCACACCACCTTTTCCCATGTGAAGGACGTCAGGCTCGTGCGCGTCAGCTTGTACGGATGGCCATTGGGGTGGACCATATACATGATATCGATTTGCTGGGCCGTGCGGATGTCCTGCTGCTCGCCGCTGCCATACGTCGTTACCGTCTCCAGCGGCGTGCCGGGGCTGCTCTCAACGAGGCCATGGTTGGCGTAGTAGCGGATATAGTTGTGGCCCAACTCCATGATATACTGCTGGTCGGACGCGACGTCGAACGTGATAAGGGCGTTCTTCGTGCTGGTGCGGTTCTTTACCTCGTTGACGAATACAGAGCCCGCCCGGCGCATGAACCCACCATGCGGCAGGATCGTGCCGTTAAGCGCCTGGCGCATACCCTGATGGTACTGCTCGATATCATCGCGCGCCCGCAGGCGACGGGTGAGAAGGCCCGCCGTGAAGTTCGACTGGATTGGATTGGCGCGTGCCATTCTAGATTACAGGACCGATACGATAAGGGTAGTTGTCGGTAAAGCGGCTGTCGATCCACTCCGAGGCGATGATAACCTCCGGTGTGTTCTGGATAGCGCCCTTGAACTTGGCCTGCTTGGCAGCCTGCTCGCGGCCCTGCACGAGGGCGGTGTAGCGGTCGGCGCCCTTGGTCATGTCGTAGAAGATCGTCGTGGCCAGGAGGTAGCCGAGGTACTTGACGAACTCGGGCGGGTACTGGCCTGCGTCGGTGATGCGCTTGACGTAGAAAATCTTGAGCGGCGAGCTGTCGGACAGGATGTATTGCCCCTCGCGCTTGAACGCGGCCTTGGCCGACGTGTAATTGCGGGACGCCTCCTGGCTGTCGAACAGGCCGACGAGCTGCACCAGATCGGATGGCACCTGGAAACGGTGGGTGAACCCGAACTCTGGGGCGGTGGGGTCCGCGGCCAGCTCGGCGCGGGCGACCGCAAAGTACCATCGGTAGTCGGTGAGCGCCTGGTCCAGGACCATGTCGTAGACGCGCTTCAGTACCCGTGCGGCCTTGCCGTCTTCATTGAGGGAGGTGATCGTCGCCTCGCCGCAATGCACGAGGGCGAGATTGCATATCTGGATTTGGCTAGCCATCGCCCGATACTAGCACAGACGGCGGGCAAAGAGAAACCCCCTGACCAGAAGGCCAGGGGGCTGCGGCGGGGAGAGGAGGGTGAGGAAAAACCCGCCGCGTAGTTACTCTAGGGTCGTGCCGGTCGTAGCGACGCTGGACACCTTGGACGCCTTGGAGAACTGGCGGTGGACGGTGCGCTCGATCGCCTCAAGAAGCTTGAGGACGTCGAACTTGTTGGCCGAGTTGTCGATCAGGAGCGCCACGGTCCCGCTAAGGGCGCCGCCCGTTCCCGCCGTCACGGTAATCTGCCGTGACGGGGTGATCGATGCGTTGTAGGTGAGAGTGGCCATTCAGCCTACTCCACGATGTAGCGAACGACGCCGCGGATCGAGGCCGAGCCGGACGGAGCGGCGCCGCCGATCGTGCCCGTCAGGGTGATGCCCGCCGTCAGGGCTTCACGAGCCAGGCCGTAGAGCGCCCAGGTATTCGCGAAGTCGACCTGGCCACCGGCCGCAGCCGTGGTCGAGGCCGCCAGATACTTGGCGGCGGTCGTGCCATCGCCCATGGCGAAGGTGACTGAGGTGCCGAAGGCGCCCAGGTCGACCCTGCCGCTGGTAACGCGCGCGCCCTTGGGGAGCGTGCAGAACTGAACGATGTCATTCTGCGCGGCGGTGCCCGTCCAGGTGAAAGCCTTCTCGCGCACCTTGCCCTCGGAGAACGAGCTGTCGAGCGGCTGGAACGGAGTGGCCTGGACCTTGGTAAGCTGGTCAGAAACGAAAGTAGCCATATGTCATGTGTCCTTGTTAACTAGGTTTACCGATTAGCTTTCGCTGCACAGCATCGACACGACCATCGCGTCTTCGGTACGCATCGCGCCCCACGAACCGCTCGTGTAAATCTGTGAAGCGTTGCGCTTGTCCGGGCGGACCGACGCGGTCGAGTTGGGGGCCATGGCCATACCAAAGCGAACGGCGGGCTGCGCCCAGGCGAAGCAATTGCGGACGCTGGACGTCGAGATCAGGCGCTCGGTGCGGATGAACTTGAAGCCCAGGAAGGTATCGATCTGGCCCTGGACCAGCGCCTTGACCGTGTTGAAGTCGGTCGACGTGATCTTGTCGTCCTCAAGCAGCTCACGAAGCTGGCGCGAGGTGAGGGCGCAGAAGCGCGGGTAGAACTCGTCGACTTCGTTGTGGTCGAGGATTTCCTTGGCGCGGTTCAGCTTGTCGATCGTCATGCCCGTCGAGCCCGAAGCGAGCTGCTGGGTGGACGTCGGGAAGGCAGTCGTGCCCGTGCCGGTGTGGCCGGTGATGGCCGTGGCGTAGAGCGCAGCGATGATCGCGTCATCGATACCGCGGCCCATCGTGCCCGCATGGCGCATGGTGTAGACGCTGTCGAGCTGGATCAGGAGCTTGACGCGGTCCTGCTTGTCGATCAGGTCAGCGACGTCATAGTCCTTGATGAAGCCCCAGCGCCGGGTCTGCGGCGTGCTGTTAAGCGGGGTGTCGGAATGACGGCTCTCGATCTGGTTCGGGGCATCGACGCCGCCCGTGATCTCGACCGCCCAGCTCTCGCCGGTCACGTCTTCACGCATGACTGCCGTAAGCAGTCGAGAAACCTTCTGCTCCGCGAGCAGATGGACGTTGGACGAGAACTGCGTCACATAGGATACAGGAACGTCGACAGAATAAAGAATACGCATTTAGATACGTTGCCTACTTGATAGGTTGTGGGGGTTCTGGAGAACCGCGCCGGGTGTCCCTATCAAGGGGCCGAACTTGGTCCGTGGGAGTATGGTTGCCATAATCCCACGGAGTTGTCAAGTCCTAGAAGCGGATGCTCCGAAAGAACATCACGGCGTAGGTGATAACCGCGCCGACCGCCATACCGGCGATGAAGGAAATCATTTGGCCCTCTTCTCTGCGCGGGCGAACAACTTCTGCGCTTCTGCGTTCAGCTCACGTGCCTTCATCGGGTTGGACGCCTGAAGTTCGATCGCCTGGCGTAGCAGGTCCTGCGCCTGGCTCTTGGCCGCATCCGGCGTAATGCCTTCGCCAAACCCGCCGGGCTTGTCGCCACCGCCTTCATCCTCGGCCAGCATCTTACCGACCTTGGACAGCATGCGGAGGAGCGGGGCGTCAGTGCCCAGGCCCGCCTTGTTGATACTGACCGCCAGCTCCTCGCCGCCCAGTTTCTTGACCGCGAAATTTGCGGCCGCAACGTCGCCGTCGAACGCTTCGCCCAGCTCACCCTTGAGGGCTTCGATGTTGTCGGCGTTGCGCTGGATTTCAGCCGCGGCCATGTCCTTCTGGCCCTTGACCACCAGATCGCCAAAGCCTTCAACGAAGCCCTGGAACTGGTCCGGCAGGATGCCCAGCTTGAACGCCGTCTCCTTCAGCACACCGAAATTCGGGTGGTCCGTCTTCAGGAGGTTGGCCGCCTCGCCCTTGAGGGGCTTCAGCTCATAGCCCGCGATCTCCTTGGGTAGGCCCATCTTCTCCAAGGCCGTGCGCTTGGTCTCGGGCGTGGCGTTCGGCGCCAGCTCGATCAGGTGCTCAGTCGGGCGCCCGATAAACTGCGAGGCGTTGTCGAATCCGCGCACCAGCTCCTCGATATTGGCGTACTTCTTGGCCGAAGGGCTTTCCTTCAGCTCGGGCGGGAGCGCCGATCGGTAGTCCCAGCCTTCGGGTAGCTTAAATTCAGCTCCAGTTGTGTCGGGGGCCTTGACGCCAGCGCCCGCGCCTTCCTTTCCGACCGTGCCGCCATCACCCCCGCCGCCAGCGCCGCCAATGAGAGTAGCGTCGCCACCCCCAGCGCCAGTACCGGACCCACCGCCTCCGGTGCCACCATCGCCGCCTTCTCCATCATAATAAACTCGGAAACTAGAACTCGCCCTCATGGCTCTCTCCCTTCTGTTGAACTGGTTCGCCCTCGGCCTGTTTCGGCTGCTTCAGATCGTCCGTCGTCATGGACAGCATCTTGCCGATATGAACCATGACCCCACGGTGACCTTCGTTTATGTGCGTGCCGTAGGGGTCGCCCGGCACGTTCGTCGACTTGCTCAGGAAGCCGAACTTCGTCAGCAAGTGGGCCATGACCACGCGGCCAACCGGCGACCCGAAACACTCCTGATACGCCAGAAGAACTTCCTCTGGCCCCACCTCTCGGTTACCCTGCATTATTCGCCTGTGTTACCTTTGCTCCCGCCGTCATAACCGCTGCACCCGCGGTCAAGGCTTCCGGCATGAGCTGTGCCTGCATCGCGGCCTGCTCCTGCTGGGCACGTGCCGCGCGGATCGCCTTGACCTTCGTGCTGCTCTGCACGATCTTGGCCGAGGCGCCATTGGCGAGCGGGATAAGCTGCGCCACCATGTCGGTGTCGACCCAATCGAACAGGCCCTTGTCGACCTGTGCCCACGGACCCATCTGTTCGAAGGTACGCTGAAGGGCCAGGCCCTCCATCTGCTTCTGCGACGCGATCAGCGGCGAGACGTATTCCAGCTTCAAGCGCTTCCCGGCCAGCTCGGCGGGGGGCTTAGGCAGGATGCCCGAACGATCGAGGATGTTGAACGTGCGCGTAACCAGGCGAGAGAATAGCTCCGTCTGCATACGCACGAGCATGGGGGACAAAGCGCGGTTGCGCTCGTCGACTTCCTGCAAGACCTGTGTAGCCGTCTTGACCGGGCTGTCCGGGGTGACGAACAGCGGCGTGAAGAAGGCTTCCTTGATGGCGCCCTGGCGGGCGATCAGCAACTCGTTGCCCGTCTCGATCCGGCTGGTGCCGGGCGGGATCAGCGTCTTGATATCGACCTGCCCCTCAGTAAAGGTCAGGCCACCGGAATATGTACGTACAGGCGACACCAGCGAGCCATCGGGGATCACCAGCGGCGGGTCGACGATCTTCTCGGCACCGCGCAGGATCGTATCCGACATGCGGTTGACCATGCGGATATCGGGCATGGCGGTCATGGCCGGGCTGCGCCCATAGATTTCGCCGCGGGCCTTGTACCAGCGCGGCACGAAGTAGGGGAACTCCTCGTAGGAGCCGTACTCCAGGATGCGGTTCTCGTGGCCCGTCAAAATCCAGACGGAGTAGTAGGACGCGCCCTTGAGGCGTTGCCGCATCGGCAATTCCTCGGCCAGGGGATCGGTGGCCGGGAACACCGCATGGAGGAAGCGGTCTTTGGTGTTCAGCTTCTCGTCGGAGATATTGTTGTACTCGCGGCCCAGCTTCTCCTTGTCGAACCGCTGGAGCGCCGCGCGCTTGGTCTGCTTGCGCTGACGGATCATGCTGTCGATGTTCTCGTCCTCGCCCTCGTCGATCACGCAATCATCAAGGTGATAGACGCGGCAACGCAGCTTCTGCTTGACGACGTCCTCAAACATGACCGCCGTGCCGAAAGCTCCGATATCGAGGTAGACCTGATGGAGCTGCGAATAGATATCCGCGCTGGGCGACGTCAGCGCGTTCATGATCTGCTTCTGGCACGTCTCCATGTACGCGCGGACCGACGAAGAGAGCTGAAGTTCCGGCTCGCCCTCAACGCCCAGGCGCACCCATTCGGAGGCCGGGTTGTTCAGGAGCGTGTGCAGGAAGGACGCGAACATTTCCAGCGAGCGCGGCGCCGTGCTGTCCAAAATCCAGCGCATGCGGTCCTGGCCGGGCATGATCTGCTCCATGAAGGAGGCAGAGTTGGGCAGGCAGTACCGGGCGATCGACTGCCACAGGCTTTCCCAGGTGGAGCGTTCGCCGCGCTTTGCCTTCTCCCGTTCTACAATCGCGTCGGCCAGCTTGTTCTTCAAGAACGTATTCCTCTATGCCCACACAACAGGCGGGTCGACGGGGTCGATCCGGACGCCAGCCCCGTCGATGGCCGCCATGATCGTCTCGTAGCCCGCGAAGTCATCGTTGAGCCGAAGCATCGCCCAATAGCCAGATTCAGGAACACCGGGAGTTATTAGCACTCCGTCAACATTATATACAGGCGGCGTGATCCAAGGTGCCTGCATCGGCGCGTACATCGCGTAGTTGCCGTTTCCAGTAGGGATTGTACCGTCATCAGGGAACTCTACGCCCAGAGCAGTTGCAAAAGCGCGTGCAGTCGCCTCGTCGGGAAACTGCACGTAGATCGCGTCACCCCATGCCATGTGTGCCTCCCTAAGCCGATAGCAGCGGCAGCTCGGCATCGCTCGCCGTGAGCCGCGTCTCGATGGTGCGGATGGTTGCGTTCCACATATTGCCGTTGGATGGCTGAGAACCAATCCTTGCAGTAGTAAGTCCGATGGGGTTTGCACCGGATAGGTCAGTGACAATCGCGCCACCGTTCAACGAGGCGGCAAAATTGTTGTCAGCCCAACGGACCGCAACGGTGAAGTCTGTGTCCGCCGCAACGGCGCCTAGGTTTATGTCGCAAGTCGTAACACCGCCGACAACAGCGTAAGCATGTAGCGTTCCATCAGCATCTTGGCGGACCATCCTTCGGTCGGTGTTCGTCCCGTTATCGACTTGGAAGGCTGTGCAGATACCATCACTCGCAATCTTTCGTGGCGTGCGACCGCGAATGATCCAACATTGATCCGCCAGTGCGTTCGCGTTGGTAATGAGTGCAACGTCGGCAGCGCGGGTGACTGCCGCAGTCGTGGTCGGGATGATGCTAGTTTGGCTATTGCCCGCTTGAAGGGAGAAGCCCCAAGCGTGAAGGCCGTTCACACCATCGCCCGTTGGGGAGGGATTATTGTTGGCCGTGGTGGCCGAAATCAGGACGGAGCCGGTGTTCGTGCTCGTCGCCGTAATTATGATCGTGCAGCGGTACAACCCGCCGCCAAGGTTCTGCATGTACGCCGTCACCCCGGCCGAAAGGGTGCCAATCGTCCCTGTAGTCAAATTGAAGTAGGCGCGAGTTGTTGCAAAGCCGCCTGTCGGTTGTATGAACATCCAATCCCAACCGGAGGCTTTCGCCACGACAGAAAACGTGTATGTCGTGCCGGACACATAGGAATAAAAGGTCACTGTCTTTCGCAACTGGTTAGTCGTGGACAGGTTGTTCGGAACCAGTTTGTCCATCGTCGTCGTACCGTCAGGGGCGACGGCAGTGTTTGCGGTGACCGTGACTGTCGTTTTGATCCACGATGCGTCATCCAGAGCGACGTTGTACGGATGCGCTTCTGTGCGGGCTTCCTCGATCAGCAAACCACGCGACGTGAACGCGACCGGATCGTACTGGAAACGAGCCGCATCCGTCGCCTCCGAGACGAGAACGCCGGAGCTGTTATAGCGATAGCCCGCAGAGGCGCGTGTGAGCGTGACGCCGGCCGGCAAAAAGCCAAGCGAAAAATCGTAGAAGGCGCTGCTGCTGCTGCCGCCGCGAGGCCTATCGAGGTACCGGAACACCATTGTCTCTACCCCGTGTAGACGGTGAGTTTCTGGGTGTTCGTTCCAATCTGGGTCATGGCGCTCTGGGCGGCCTTGCCCGTGATCTCGATAGTCGTGCCCGCAGGAATGGGAACGCCCGCATCCAGTGCAGCCGTGCCGCCTGTGGGATCGATTGCCGCCGCTCCGTTGGCTTCTGTGCTGCTGACAA